GTGGACAGCAGTGCGCTGACAGAAAAACAACCCGGTGCGGGGGGGGTCACCATGCCCGAGATGTGGGCAGTGGCCGAGCGCCGGTTGGCATGCGTGCGCCACGCGAGCTGTTACATGAGCGGTGCGCCGGTGCGACGTTGTCTGGAGACTCGCCGAGGTGGGGGGCCACCGACAGCGGAATGATGTGGTCGACAGTGTCAGCACCAGGCTGACCGCACAGCCAGCAGATGTCTGACTGCTCAAGCACTCGCAGCCGTAGCCGTTTCCATGATCGAGTCGATCGGCCGATGTAGGCGTTGGTCATGTCGACCTCGCAGTGTGTACGACAAAGGCGCCGCCGCATGTGCGGTCGACGCCTATCTGACGCACAGGGTACATGATCTAGCGGGTGCGGCGCAAACTATGCCGGGCCAGTAGCGAGATTTTTTTGCAACCATGCAACCATTCACGCCACGTCGTCGACGCGTTCGCTGAGTAGGTTGCGTCGGCGCTCAAGCATCCACTCGCCGCGATCAAGTGATGAGCGTCGCTGGTCGTGATAGCAGGCGACACACAACCCAGCGCGCAGGCGATCGTTGTGCGCTCCTGAGCAGTAAGTGGCACAGACCACACAGTCACCACCGCTGGCCACTCGGCGTGGTGCGATGCCACCTTCGTGTGGTGATGTCGATGAGTCACCCCATCGGGCCACGATGTCGTGAATCACTGATGCGCTGTTGAGCATCTGCCTCGTCTGTTTGCACAGCAGCTCGAGGTCGTGAGCTGCTGGGTCGGCGACGTTGAGGTAGCGATCGAGTCCTGGTGGATTGCCAGCAGAGTCGAGGCGTGGTGCTCCCCCACCACCACTGCCGCCGGTTGGGTAGCCAGGCTGCGCGTCTCGCAGGTTGGCGACGCAGGTGGCGAGGTCGGCTTGCATGGCTTTGAGTCTGGCAATGATCTCGAGGTGTTGGCGTTTGAGGTCGGCATGGCTGAGTCGTGTCATTGGTGGCTCCTAGATCAGATCGGGCAGGTGGGGATTGGGGTCATCATCGGTGTCTTGTTCTTGTTCCTCTTGGTGGTCCTGGTGCACTGCGCCGACTACGTCGGACGCACCGCGCCACTTGGACTCGCTGCTAGGTGCGCCACCCTGTGCCGCTACCGCGCCAGTCTGCGATCCCGTGTCTCCCTTAGGTGCGCCAACCGCGCCACTCGGAACTGCTACCGCGCCACCCTTTTGCTGGCGCGGTACCGCGCCACCCTCGATTTCACCGCGCCGGCGCGGTTGAGTCTCAACAATGTCGTCGAGGATGGACCGCTCATCGGCTGAGTTTTTGAGCATCTTGAGAGCCGCACTGACCAGCCGTCGAGACAGCGTTCCTGCCATTACGGCAGCCGCATGGTTCTGTGAATCATCGGCAGTGATGCCGGCAGCTTTGAGCAGCGCCATGTTCTGAGCAGTGCCGTCGGGGAAGATGGCAGCGTCCCTGTCGATCTGATAGTCGTAGCCAACGTCGGTGCTGACTCGCTGGATCTTCACCTCTTGGGGCACCCATGCGATGCGTGAGTGTGTGCGCTCGATCTTGACGCCGTCGCCGTCTTTGGTTTGTGTTCGGGTGAGCCGCCAGACCAGATCCACGTCGTCGTTCTTGGCTGATGATCCTCGCTGGCCTTTGCTGGTGTCTTTGCCTGAGTGATCGGTGCGCAGATAGGTGACTCCCTTGGCCTTCAGGGCAAGCCCTGTGTGGCGATAGAAGGCGCGCACGGTGTCTGCTGAGTCTTCGTCACCTTCCACGGCTCGGCCGAATGTGTCGATGATTGCGAGCTGCGCTCCTGTCTTGTCGACGAGGCCCAAGATGGCGTTGGCACCCTCTCGAGTGTCCAGTGGTGGCAACGAAGGTAGCAACGCATAGTGGAGCCGTGAGAGGTCGTCGTCGGGGCCATAGCCAAGTTCGCCGAGTCGCTCGAGTAGATCGGCTTCGGTCATCTCATAGTCGAGGTAGAGAACGTCGACTTGCTCGGCTCGGCGCTGGCCAAGCACACGCCGACCAGTGGCCACTGCTGCTGCCACTGCCAGCACGATGGTCGACTTGCCAGCCTTGGCCGGCGCATAGAGGGCGATTGCTCTGCCCTTCGGGATGACTGGATAGGCCAGCCATTCTTCGTCGGCGTGGTCTTGGTGCCAGAACTTCTGCCAGTCGACCAGGTGCGCGAGCTCTACTCGGTCGGTCGGTGTCAAGGTCACTTCTGACATACCGTCGTGCGTTATGTCTGCGACGCTGATGGCGTCGAGCAGGGCGTTGACTGGTGCCATGTCGAGCTCATAGAGACGTGATGCAGCTGCACTCCGATCGCCCTGGTGATGGCGACAGGCGTAGTAGCCGAAGCGTGAGTAGCTGCCCTCGGGTAACCAGGCGATCGAGCTTGAGAACACTGTCATCTGACCGCCGCCGCCGTGGCCGACTGTGGCACTGATGCCGTCGCGCTCATCCTTACCGGGCCGAACCCATCGCTGCTCGCCGTCAGCCATTGTCTGTGCCAGCGTCCAGCCATCGCTGCTGAGCAGCTGCGCCCAAGTGGTCTGATGGTTGTATCTCGCAGCGACTGAGTCTGACTCGCCGCTCGAGGTTGAGACTGGCGTTGGTGTCGGCTCAGCGCGCGCCGTCAGCAGTTCGATCAGCCACTTGGGTGCTGCTGCGATCTCGCCGATCTCGCCGCCTTCCCACTCATAGGGTCGCCCGTTCGGGTGAATCGTTGGCGGTGCCACGCACTGGCCACCTTCGCCACGAATGTCGAGACCAGGGCCGAGAGCCGTCGCTGCGTTGTTTCTGATGGTGACGCCAGCCGGCATGAGGAAGTAGCGATGCTGGCCACCCGAGCCAGTCAGCACCGTGGCCGTGTCGGGCAGTGGGCCGTGTTGCTGCTCGAGGTCGGCGAGGGTTTCGTCGCCTGCCTTGTCGCCGCTCACGTCGATGTCAAGGGCGAAGATTGTGCCGCCAGTGGCGATGCCGACGCCGTGATCTGAATAGAGACCAGTGAACCAGTTCTCAATCGTTGGCTCGTCGGTGGTGGCATGGTTCTGCCAGCCAGCCATCGGTGGCCGCTTCTCCCCTGGCTTGATCGGCAGGACCGGCAGACCGTGCTCGGCATAGTTAAGTGCGTGGGCCAGCACGTTGTGGTCGTATGACTCCAGGGCGGTCACGCCACTTCTCTCACGAGTTCGTCGAGTTGCTTGATGACCTTTTTGAACGCTTTGCGAACCTTGAGTTGGTCTCGCTGCATGTCGATGAGGATCTCCCAATCGTTCTTGGAAGTCATGCGGTCGACCATGACCTCGAGCGCGCGATTGCGTTCCTCTAAGACGATGACCTGCGCCTGCAGCTCGTAGATGGCCTCAAGTGCTCTGCCGGCGTCAAGCACCATGTCTTCGGCGTGTGGCCAGAAGCGCTGCAGCTTCAGCCCGTCGATTGCCTGTTCGATCTCTTCGTTTGTCATGCTGCCTCCCGTGCTAGTTGTCGATAGTGATTTCGGCGCTCTGTTGCAATGCGTCGGTCTTCGATGATTCGGAACATCTCGCGCTCGTGGAGCTGCTCAATGGCGCGCGCGTTTCTGGCTGTGACTTTGTTCGGCTGCAGCTGCAGCGCTGGTCGCTGTGCCTTTGAGCCAATGGCCTTGGCGATCGCTTGCTTTGTCCAGCCGTGCTTGAGTAGGTCGTCGATGCGTCGCCAGGTCTGCTTGGCGTCAATGAAGGCACCGTCAGATGCTCGAGAGCGACCCACTGCGAGGATCTTCGCCGCGGTCTCTGGTCGACACTTGGTTCGGTTTCCTTGGCGCAGCTTGTCGATCGCTGACAGCGAAATGCCGGTGAGCTCACTGACTCGTCGTTTGCCGACTCCGACCTTGCTCAGCCACAGCAGATGCTCACGCGCTTCGGTGGCGTCAACGAATGCAGGCGTCGGTTCGTCGAAGCCGTAGCGCACTCGTCGTGCTTGGCGATCGCGCTGGCGTGCATAGGTGCGGTTCACGTTGGTGCACGGTTCGCACCGACACTTCTCGACGACATACTTCGCCCGTGTGCCGTGCTCTCTCATCGTGGGCGGTGCTTTGAACGCAGCGGGTAGGTGCGGTGCGGTAGTTGCCCTGGTGCGTACTCGAGCACGCTGGTGATGCCGTTCTTGTAAGTGAAGCGCAGCGTGCCGATGAGGTGGCCATCGTTGGCTTGAATGGTCAACGCTTCGGGCGGATCTGGCAGTGACTCTTTGCTGATCTTGATTGATGGCATTAGATGTCCCCGTGGTGGTCGATGGTGCTGGTGTGTGTCTCTTTGCGATGGGAGTCGGCGCTGTAGTCGGCAGCGCATTTCTGTGAGCAGAAGAGACGCGACAGTCCCCAGCCCTTACCGAGTCGGACGTAGTTACCGCACTGCGGGCAGTAGTCAGGCATCACAGCCACCCGAACTTTCGTGAGCAGCCAGGCCAAGCGCGCCAGCCTGAGTTCGCCAGGACTCGTTCGGCAATGTCGATCTGCTGTTCACGACTAGCGAGGTAGGCGTCGGGGGCGTACTCGAGGCCGCCGTTGCTGCGCCATGTGCCGATGTGGAACATGAGGCCGCCACTGAAGCCTCCGCTGACTGGTGGATAGTCCCAGCGGCTGCTGCTTTCGCATTGTGCGAGTTGATCCCAGCGACTGGCGTCGCTCGCCGGTGGCGGCGTCGGTGTGTGACGGTATTGCGGTACAGCAGTCGTCGTGGTGGTGAGGGTGGTGAGCAGCTCGGCGATCGCTGCGTGGGCGTCGATCGTGTTGTCATAGCCAAGAGACACAACTATCTCTGGTGCTGGTTGTGTTTCTTGTGCTGCTGCGGGGATCGAGCAGCGCCCGAGTGCTGCGCCGGCGGCGAGCAGGGCGATCACTGCGATGCATCCTGCTGCAATTCTTCGTAAGTCAATGCCGTCATCCATGTCTGTGTTCCTCGGTTCTTTCGGGTGCACTCAGCGCAAAGCACTGCGAGCACGGCTAGGGGTGTCGAGTAATCGGTGCCACATTTCGGGCACCGCCAGTTGGTCAGTGAGTAAGGGCGTGATGCCATGCGTTGGTGAGTTCGTTGATTGCGTCTCGCCGTTTCGGTTCCTCAGCGGCGATGTGGGCGAGGTAGTCAGCCATGCGCTGGCCAGTGCGTCCGATGCGTGCCAAGTCGCCGACCATCTCGATCAACTTGCGCTCGTTGCGGTCCTTGTCGGCAGCGAGCATGCGGTCCATGTCGGCGAGCATGCGCGTGTAGGGGTCTTCGCCGTGTCGCATCAGATCGTTCTGCCTGTGCGTAGCCCGGTGACTGATGCGATGCGCCTGAGCGCTTCGCCGGCTTCGGCGGTGTTCCACAGTGCCGGGGTGAGTGTGATGCGATCTGCGCCCTGTGCGACCTCGACGTAGTAGTTGCCGAAACTGTCTTTGATGATGTTGAGGTGCGCTTCTTGCATCACGGTCTTTCGAGAAGTTGCAGGGCATCGAGTCGCCGAGGAGGGTTTGTTGACTCGATGCCCTGCTGCTGGTTGGCAGGGAGAAAGTGGGCGACGGACCCATTCACCTGATCCGTCGCCCGATACGGCGCACGCAGTCCTTCGTAGGGGAAGGGACTGCTGAGTGCCCGAGCTAGGGAATGAGGTCGTCGGTGACGACGTTGGCGACGGCTGGCTTGTATTGCGCCGACCAGGTCTTCGCTGGGCTCATGCCCTTCGTCTTTGACGGTTCCTCGCCGGTCCACTTGATGGCCAAGATTCCGCCGGTGAGCGTGTCGCCAGCGGTAACGCCAGCGACTCGGAGAGCCTCTTTGACTGCGCTGAGCTGAAAGCCCTTAGCGAAGAATCGAGTCTCGTCGCCAGTGTCGGGATCGGTGCCGGCGAAGACGAACTGCCACACGGGGTCGCCGTTGGGCCATGTCTTGAGTTCGCCGGTGACGAAGTCGGTGACCTGTCGTTTCTCAACGTCGGTGATGACGATGCGGCGCACGTCGCCGATGGCGTCCCACTTTGCTGATGCTCCACCGGAGCGAGTGAGTTCACTGATGATGTCAGTCATTTTGCTGTCCTGCTTTCTGTGTTGGTGTGTTTGCTACGCAGCAATCGCTGCGTCGATGTCGCCTGTGATGCGCACGCCTTCGCTCTCCCACATGGGGATGAGTGAGCCGGCGTTGAGTGCGCGGGCGAGGTGTCCGAGGCGTGTTGCCTCGTCAATCGTGAGCGTGCCGATGGCATCGCCGAGGTCGTGTCCTGGTTGCACCTCTTCGCCGATGGCGAGTGAGATCAACGCTCGAGCAAGGTCGTCGTCGGTGTGATCGGCGAACGCAATGAGCGAGCCAGTGATGACGAAGCGACGCTGGGTTTTCTTGCCGCCGGGGCCGGTCATGTTGACGGAACGATTCGCAGCGCGCGCTGCATCCATCATCGCTCCGAGCCAGATGCGCCCTTCGACGGTGAGCTTGCGTGCGTGTCGATTGACGATTTGAGTCTCCAGCGTGCCGACTTCGGCACCTTCGTCGGGTGCACCACGTCGCTGTGGTGCAGCCTCGCGACGCTCAACAAGCACTTCGCCTGGCTTCGGATCGGGAAACGCTGCGCCGACCTGTGTCTCAATCATTGACACTGCCTGCTCGATTGGATCGGCGAGGTGGTTGGCGATTGGCTTGCCACTGCCGAGCGTGGGCACGCCTTCGGGCCATGAGTTGCGAATGAGATCTGAGTGGCCAGCGTCGATGAGTGGCTTGAGGCGGCTGATCATCCATGCCCGCCATGCGTCGTCGACGTTGCCGTCAGCAGCGCTAAGGATCTTCTCGGCTGCTGCGATCTGATTGGTGCGTGTCACCACGTCGAGCTCGACGGTGATCGGCGAAAGCACCTTTGCTTTGCGCATCTGTCGCACAGCGATGGCGAGCTCGAGGGCTTCAGCACCCGTAGCGAGGTCTAGCCAGTGGAGATCGCAGACGCCGCTGCCTGGCTGCACATGAATGATGACGCCGTAGAGCTTTGACACTTCAGGCATTGGCTCTCGAGTGTCTTCGCTGCCATCGGCTGCTGCGCCCTGGTTGTAGAGAGCGTCCGCTTGGGCATAGATAGAGAGTTGGATTGAGAAGGCCAAGGCTCCGAGTAGCGATGAGCCGGTCTTGTAATCAGCGACGAAGCGCTGACCGGTTTCGTCTTCGACAAGCAGATCGAACGTGCCGGCGATCTGGTGACGATCATGCACGATCATGCGTTCTGAGTAGCCGTCCACAACGCGCAAGCGGGCGGACGCCAACGCATTGTGGACGGCTTGAATGTCGCCGCCATAGGGGTCTGGCGCGACAAAGGTTGGATCAATGAACGATCGCTCGAGCATTCCGTGCACAGCAGTGCCGAGGTCACGACGTACCGTCGCTCCCCCTTGCTCGGCTGCTCGTTCGCAGATCCCGTCGAGGGCTTTCTTGTCGGTGTCGGGAGTTGTCGACACCAGAGCGACAAGGTCGGGACGTTGTGCAAGACCGATCGCAACCATGCGCTTGCCCCAGCCGAGCAGACCGCCAGAGTCTTCGATGCCTTTGGCGATCGTCGTCGCCCGGGTGTACCCGATCGCCTTCGCACCGCCTTCGGGCAGCACTAGGTAGCGCCCCCAGCGGTCACGCCGAACAGGTTGCTGCACTAGATCGTCGATGATGCTCGTGAGTTGTTTCATGTAGCTCATCCCCTTATGGCTTGGCGATTAGTTGACGTTCAGGTCTGGACATTCCGCCCCAGATACCCCACTGCTCGTCGTTGTTGATTGCGAAGGCGAGACACTGCTCAGCGACTTCGCAGCGATCACAGATCCGCAAGGCACGGTTCTTGCCAAGTTCGTTGGTGCGGAATGGAAAGAACATCTCGGCCGGTAAGCCACGACAGGCGGCGAGGTTCTGCCAGGGTGTTTTCATGTCGGGCCACAAGAACGCTGAAAGGCAACCTCTGCATCAAGTTCGGCGACGAGTCGCTCAAAGCGGGCAATCACTCGACGACAGACCTCAAGAGTTCCAATGGCGTCGCTCAACACTTCGCGGTCGATGTCGACAGAGAGAAACTCCTCGAGCAAGCGCGCTTTCATGCGGTCGATCTCGTGTTCGTTCATTTGTCTCCGATCATTGACATGAGCGTCATAAAGGCTTTGCCCGACATGACGACATAGGCGTTGGCGGGGTTTGCTTTACCTCGTCGTTTGAGCCACACGATCCCGAAGCGTCGACCAGCGTTGGTTGCTTGCTCTTCTGCTCGATCGACCCAGCCACCCAACTGGCCTGCGTAGGACGAATAGTTTTTGGCGTCAATGCTTGGCCATTCGATGATCGGAATGAACAAGTCGCCGCGATCGTTTGTTGCGCCGGCGGGGATGCGTGTCGCTTCGATGCGATGCACTGCCAGGAAGTCGACAAGCGCGCGTTCCCAGCCTGAGCCCTTGGTCTTTTGAGGGTTGCTCACAGCACGCCGCCACTGATGGCCCATGCCCACACGACCATGATCGCGACGAACGCGCAGATCGCAGCGAAGGCGAGCCAGTCGAACTTCATCGCTTTACCGGCCAAGCGAAGATGGCAAGAGCTGCGAGTGCGGTGAGGATTGTCCAGCCGATGATCGGTGCCAGCGCGTCAGAGCGTGCAAGCATTTCGACAGGCTTAGGAAGTAACGCCACTGCAAGGATGGCCAGCGTCACCTGCAACGTCGGCTTGACGTTCACTCGAGTGCGACGGTGGTAGACGGTGTGCTTCACGCTGCACCGTCCGGTGTCGATGTTGACCAGGCGAACGCTGGATGCGCGAGCTGTGCGCAGCGGTGGCGTTGGATCTCATTGAGACGTTGCTCAGCAGTGCCGAAGGCTGCGACGAGTCCACACGATGGGCAGCGGACGATAGTCATGCCGCACGCTCTGGCGTGGTGGTGTGGCGGCCGATCCACTTATCAATCGCAACGATGTCGAAGCGAAGCCGACGATCGATGCGCGTGACGGGGATGCGGTTCTGCTTGACCAGCTCGTAGACAGTGTCCTTGCTGAGACCGGTGTATTCGACCAGCCAAGGAAGGTCACGAAGTCGTCCGAGTTGGCCCGATTCGGTGGTGAGTGGCTCCATGCCGCTGCACCGTACTGCTCACCTATTTAGGATGTCAAGCATTTAGATTCTGAAATAATTTAGGGCGGCAGGTTGTCTTTCTATTTGCAACTGATTATGGTGCTAACTAGGGCAAGCCAGTAGGGGCCAAGCCGGTCACGCTTGCTCTATATTCAGGGCAGCACTATGGCACGACAGACGAACACCACCGACGAGCAACGCAAAGCATTCTCGGTCGCGCTCAAGGCAGCGATGGCAGCTGCGGGCGTCGAGTCTGCAGCGCAACTTCACAGGCGCGCGCTTGTGGCTGGCATTGATAAGACCTCTAGCGCTGTCGGTCACTGGACGACCGGCTACTCAGAGCCTGCTCGACCCGAGGTTCTGATCCTTGAGCAGATTTGCGGAGTTGAGCCAGGGCATCTCTCACGCCACCTGGGCTGGGTCCCCGTCGGCATCAGTGAAGACACCACGATTGAGCAGCTGATCTTGGCCGATCGGGATCTCACCGACGCCAACAAAGCCACGCTGCTCGGACTCATTGAGATGCTGCGGCGCTCGTAGTAAGCCGCCGACAATTCGCAGCTGCTCAACTACTGCGCTGCACAGTGCTGGATCATCGCCAGCGACGTGAGCAGCACACACGAAAGCCGTGAACCATTGGCTTTTTGTGTAGTCGTCACTCATGACGGCGACCATACCGTCAGCCTCTGACAGACCATTGCGGGGGGGGGTGGTGATTTGTCTATTCATCTCGACCCGCCTGAGATCTCTTGTCCTGACATCGCTGCTGCGACTCCGGCAACCTAACCGTGACAAATGTCACGCGCAACTAGTTCTCAGGGTTACGCAAGTTGTCAAGGTCGCCAGCCAGTTCGGCATCCATGCCAGCCATGAGGTGGCCGTAGCGATCCATCGTGATGGCGATCGACGCGTGACCAAGCCGCTGCTGGATTGCCTTCGGATGAGCGCCAGCATTGATAGCGAGCGCCACCGAGGTGTGGCGTAGGTCGTGAAAGCGAGGCATGTTGACGAACGCCGGCTTGTGGTTTCTGATGACCTGCTCCCCCATGCCAGCGGCGTAGCAGGCTGGGTACCAGATGTTGCGCCGGAAACTCTGAGCGATCGGGTTGCCGAACGTGGAGGTGAAGACAAGCGAGGATGGTCTCGGGCCGGTGAACTCGGCGAGGTGAGCCTCAAGTTCGGCTGCGACCGAAGCCGGCAGCACGATCGTGCGCCTGCCAGCCGCCGTCTTCGGGTCTTCTCGGTGCCATTCCTTGTCCAGTTTCATCAGCTGACCGGCGACGGTTATGCGCGCGCCTTTCACATCCATTCGCCGAAGCCCAATTAACTCAGACCAGCGCAGACCGCCATAGGCGGCCACTAAGACGAGGCACTTGTATCGCTCAGGAATGGCAGCGGCAATGCCTTCAATCTGCTCAACGGTAAAGGTCTCCATGTCTCGTCGAGGTACTCGAGGCGCTTTGACTTTGTCGACAATGTTCGTCGCTGCGATGCCCTGGTCGACTGCCCAATTGAGCATCGTCGCCAGGGTGCGATGGTGACGACGAACGCTTGAGGGTGCGAGGCGTTTCAGTTCCTGAGCGAGCCATCGCTGAACAGCCGCCGGCGTCAGAGCTGAAACTTTGATGTCGCCAAAGGTCGGCAAGATGTATCGGTTGAGATCTCGTTTGTAAGTCCAGTGAGTGCCAGGCGAGAGATGGATCGATGCGTCGATCCACAGTTCAGCCAATTCAGACACTCTGACCGAGCCGTCGTAGGCGGTCCTGAGTCCACGCTTGATGTCTGTCGTTATTGAGGCGAGGTGGGCAGTTGCCTCTTTCTTGGTGTCGAAAGACTTGGCTCGCTGAGCCCCGTTCTCGTCTCGCCAGCGTGCTCTCCACTTGTCTCGATGGTTATCAATCGCCATGTCGCACCCTTTTAGATCCCTAGCGGTACACATTACGGTACACATTCTCGGCCTAATGTGTACCGATTCGGGCCTGTTCGGGCCTTCGCCGAGAATTGTGGACACGATGCGAAACTGTCCACAAAACCAATAAAAACCCCACATTTCTGCGGGGTTTTGCTTGTGCCCGGAGTGGGATTTGAACCCACAAGAAGTTGCCTTCCGGGGGGTTTAAGCGTCCCATGCAGTTGCAAGGGGTGTATGGCATCGCGGGCCACTGGTACACATAGCGGTACACATCGCGCGATTGCCCCCTGTGTGGCTCTGTGTGCCCCTGTCAGATTAGTTGCTGGTGCTTACCCCATAACGCAGAAGATCCCCCGCCATGGCCTATTGGCACTAGCGGGGGATCTTCGCAGACCGGCTCAGTTTGTGTGATGCGGGCTCAGGCCATGAAGGTCTGATCGCTTCAATCGCAGGAGCAGGGGCCTGCGTGATCGAGCCGGGGAACTTGGTCAGGCAATCTCTGAGCCAGGAGGAATGGTTGCGTTACTCGGGGCAGCGATGATCGAGGGCGTGCCCTTGTCGGCGATGCCGGCAGAAGCGATCGAGCTGAGCAGCGACAGCACGCCAGCGGTGGCGGCAGTGCCAGCGATGGCTTGCCAATCGGCGGTGAACCAATCGAAGGTGGTGGCAGCCAGTACGGCGATGAGCGCCTGGGCGACTGTCTTGACTGCGCGTTCGGCTGCTGACTTCCAGAATGAAGTGGTGAACATGGTTATGGCTCCTGTGTTGAGGTTGAGAGAACGGTGAAGGGTTCGCAGACTGAGGTGGAATGAAGAGCTGCTGAGTAGAGCGCCATCTGGACTCGAGCCTTGGGGTCTCCTGAGGTCGATGCCAGTGAGCCGAGGGCGAAGTGATCGCCACAACCAATCGCCTCATAGCCGAGCGCTGAGCGGCCGACGTGGTAGTCCTCGTCGATGCAGTAGAGCGAGCCGCGATAGCCGACGAGGAACACTCCCCCGGCATCTTCGCTGTCTGAGGTCTTGGCGAAGCCGCCCTGGTGGAAGGTCTTGCGGCAGGCATCGATGAACACGGTGCACAGGTGCGTCATGTCGTCGTCGACGATCTGCTTCGGCACCTTCAGTCGGTACTGGAGCAGCTGGCCCATGCGGAACGAGTCGCAGAAGCCGATCAGATACTCGCCGTTGGTGAATACCTTGGGCTCGGTGTACCTGGTGAGTCGTGTGTCTTCGACAGCAGCGGCGTCGCCGCCGATTGTGACGATGCCGTCATGCTCAAGGCCGACGATGCAGGTCATGGCTCACGCTTCCAGAGGTAGGCGTTGCGAAGGTGCACGACGAGCCACACGCAAGCGAGCACGGTAAAGGCTGGTCGAGACTCGGGGCCGAGGATTGAGTAGGCGAGAAAGGGCAGACCGGTGAGCGATGCGGTCAGAGTCCAGCCCCACCAGATACGTCGCTCGATGACGAGCGCGTAGACGGCGAGGCCAGCCAGATCGCAGGCGAGAATCAGCCAGGTCCATGTCTGCTCACTCATCCTCGAGCTCGTCAAAGAACTCAGCGAGCGAGTCGTCCATAGCCTCGTCGGTGGCGTCAGCCCATACGGCATAGAGGCAGTCTGCGTAGCCGGCGAGGTCGACGATTGAGTCACGCACCATGTCGGCGGTGAAGCCTTGCTCGAGGGCGTTGCCGATGCGTGAGAGCTTGACGCTCAGCATGAAGGCCACAGCCTCAGGCACGGTGAGCGTGACGCCAGTAATGGCTTCAAAGATCTCAGCGGTGCGGGAGTAGTCCACGCTTGGGTGGTCATACAGTGCGCCACGCTGACCATGCACAAGGGCGTTTGCTTCAGCGGTGACAGAGTCCCACATCGGGTTCGGCGTTTCCACGGTTGCCTCCTGCGGGCGTTAGTGAATTGTCTGTGTGAACTTGGCGAGACTGACGCCTTCGTAGCGGCGACACAGATAGTCGAGGCTCACGAACATGGGGTCATAGCTGCCGTCTTCGACCTGGTGCTTGACGATCACGCCACGCCAGTGAGCGTTGCCCTGCGGGCCTTTGTAGTCCTCGTCGTGTAGGTAGCAAGCGCCGGCGATGAGGCCATGCTGACTGCCGCCAGCGACGAAGCGAATGGCGTAGTCAAGAGTTTGTTGGTGGCCCATCGTGAAGGTGTGGCCGATCTGCTTGAGTCGACCTGCCGCTGCGCCGCCCAATGGGCGGCCACTCATCGGCTGGACATAGACATGGCAGTAGCCGACACCATCGATGAAGACAGGGCGTAGGTATTCGTGAACTGTCCAGCCGTGCGACTCATAGTTGAGATCGTCGGTGGAGATGAGGCCGTGCAGTTTCGGGTCGTCATTGTTTGCCCGATTGATTCGGTCCTCATGGTTGCCGAGCGTGAGGTGCAGCTCGGGCTTGTAGAGCTTGTCTTTCATTCTGCGCTGGTGATCGTTGTAGCGCTCGAGGGGTGCGCATAGAAGGTCGAAGGCTTCGTTGGCCGCTTCGATGTCGTCGGTGTATCGGCGACCCTCAAAGGATCGCTTGCCGATGTCGTAACTGCTCAGGCTTGGCATGTCGGCGTGATCGCCAAGATGCACCACCACGTCGGGCTTGCGCTCGATGATGTAGGCACCGATCCACTCGAGGTGAACTGTCGGCACTCCTGGCTTCGCCTGAGTGTCGGGGATCACCAAGTGTGTGCGCGTTGAATCAGACATGCAGTCACCCGTCTGTCGAGGGATAGAACTACCAGCGACGCTTGCGTTGATGATGCACAACCTCGTGGCGTTGCAGGTTGTCGGCAACGTCTTCGACCTTGTGGTCGATTTCTCTGACGGTGCTCATCACTTCGTCGAAGCGTTCGCTGCTCGAGCGAAGATTGTGATCGTGCTGGTCGCGGTTCTCGGTGCGCAGTTTCAACACCACAACGATCAACGTGGTGATGGAACCAAGCACAAGAGAGATGCCGGTGAGGATGGCAATCCATTCGGCAGCGCCGAAGCCGGGACTGTCGCTAATGGCCGTCGAGGCTTGGGCGAGCATGGCGTTATGCGGCGTTAGGGATCATGGCGAGGTCGGCTGGGTTCATAACCCAGACCGGCTGGCCGGCGATGATGTCAACTTTCGCTCCCGCTGGTGGCTTGAGGATCTTGCCGCCGAACGAGTTGAGAATGTAGACAGCCGAACGCAGGCGGTCTTCGCTGGTGAGGTGCCAGCGGAAGCCGAGACCAGGAGCGACAAGGAACACCTCGGGGTGGCCTTCGGCTCGAGCAAGGAAGCGGTCGGTCATGTCGTCATCTCCGATGATGTGGTTCGGGATAGGTGGTGGAGTTGGTGTTGAGTATTCGGGGAAGGCAACTTCAGCAATGCCGCCACCATTGAAGGGATGCCACAGTCGCTGGACTCGTGAGCCGTTGACGTTGCCGTTCAGAGCGGTGACGCCGTTGGCGTCGACGCTCTCCACCATTGCGATGTGGTCGTAGCCACCTGGTGTGGAGTTCCACTCAAAGGCGATGAGCGAGCCGGGAGTTGCTGAGCGCGCGTCGTAAGAGGTGCGGCCTTGGGCTCGGTAGTAATCGAAGTGCGCCGACACCCATGCGAAGTGAGTCGGGATGCCAGCGGCGGTGAGGCAGTAGCTCTGGAAGATGTCGCACCAGGCAGTGCCATAGGGCGCTGGGTACCAGTCCCAGAAACGATTGCCACCTTCGCCGAGGAAGCTGCGCTCAATGTTGAGAACTTCGTCGACGGTGGTCATCAGGACGGTGCGCCGGCGGGGCCGATGTCTTCGATGAGCATGGTGGCAGGGTTCACAGCAGAAGCCTGCATGGTGAGTGTTCCGCCAGGACCAGATTGGCGATAGGCCTGCATGATTACGGACATGGAACCACCAGTGGTTCTTGTGAATGGCTTGACAAGGTCCAGACTTCTCAGCGACGCCGAGGTTGCAGTCAGGTCGCCAGATAACGCGTAGCCCACATTTGATCCATCAATGAGTGCGAGGAGTGCGGCCGTATCTCCAGCTTGTGTTGAGTAGAAGTTGGTGTGAATGCTGAGTCGATACATGCGATTGGCGGCTGTGTTGAAAGTCATCGTCATGTTTGTCAGAGACACGCCAGTGGCACCGATGGACCCTTGAGTCGATGTGACGTCGACGTAGCCAAGATTCGATGTGCCACCAGCGGTGGTGGTGATGATTCCCCACGGCATGTTCCACGGCTTACGCCACTGGCCGGCTGAGTTGTAGAACTCAATGCCCTCAGTTTTGTCGTAAGTGGTGAGCGATGACACCATGCCGGCGACGGGAGAAGTGATCGCTGCGGTTCGGGCGGCAGAAGTCACAAACGGCGAAACGACTTGATCGCGCACACTGGCGTTTGCCCATGAGCTTGTGATGTTGGTGCCGCTAACGAGTGTTGTGTATGCCATGAGTCAGAGTCCTTACGCCGGTGCGCCGGATGGGCCGATGTCTTCAACAATGAGTTGGAATGGGTTAGTCGAAGCAGCGTTTGTTTGAACAGTGCTTGCGTCATTTCTGCCAATTTCCAGCAGATAGGTGCGCGCTCCGGCAGTGGTTGTTTCGTAAAATGAAAGTCCTGTTGCCATCCCGACGCCAGCAGTAGGAGACACTGATGTGCAACTAGACACAGTCGTTGAGCCGTTGACTAGGAAGGTTTCGATGCGGGTGTTGGCGAGAGTGGAAGACATCTTCGGAGTGAGAACGGTGACACGCAGCAGTCGGTTGGCGACATAAGTAACAGAGCCGGTAGTCATACCTGTTGCAGCAATGCGTGTTGTGATGCTGAGCTGCGAGGTCGTTGTTTGAACATACGACATCACTCCCCACGGTGCGTTCCAGCCTGGTCCTTTTCGCCAGCCACCAGTGGCACCGTGATAAACGTACAAACCCTCATTGGCGTCATTGCTAGCGATGAAACAGACCATGCCTTCGACCGGGACGGTGATGTTGGCGTCGCGAGTCGTAGTGCTGGCGAAAGTGGTGATGACCTGGTCGCGCACGTTGGCGTTCGCCCATGAGGCGGTGGCGTAGGTACCGGCGACGACTGTTGTGTAAGGCATCAGATCTCCTCTGCGGGGATTGGGTCGTCGGCAAGTTGGATGACGCCGAGGTAGTCACACTCGATGCCCATGATCCTGAACGCTTTGTAGATGGAACTGGCAACCATTTCGCCGGTGACTGAGGCATCGTTGATTGATGGCTCCCAGCCTGCGTTGAGATACTGCGAAGCGTCGATTGGATTAGTGCCGAACTGAGCGCACCAACGAAACCCAGCAGGGATCGTTGGATGCTTCTCTGTGTCGATTGGGTGAACGATGACGGCAACTACCATGACCAGACTCCTGTGTCCCATAGAAACTCATCCCATGGCACAGTCATCTCGTGCAGCACCGTCGCCGATGTGAACTCATAACCTGTTGACCAGTTGTCTGGGGTGATGTTGTGATTGATTCCTTGCAGCAGGCAGTAGCGCTCAAGGGTGGTTGGCAGTGCGGTGCCAAGGCGCTTATCCATGACGACCTTGCAACCTGCGCGCAAAGAGTTACCCAACAGAAGATCCCACTGAGTCAACGGTGTTGAGATCGTGACATCGGTTTCTGCTCGAGGCAGGACCGTCACCGATTCGACACGCATCTCGGTGCCCTTGTGAAAGGCAAGATCTCTTTCTGCCAACGTCATCACGTCGGCACCAGAGGTGCAGAGCAGATCGGAGCGAGACACTTGGCGATCGCCATAAAGAGATCGTGAGACTTCGTCGGCGACAGTTTGCGTTGCTCCACCGACAGCGGCGTAGGAATAGATGTTCTTCGTAAGCGAGCCGTCGTATGAGTAGGCGATGTCTGAGTAGCCGAACTGAGCAGCATCGCTGGTTGAGTCTTTCGCAGTCGTGAAGACGATGGCGTCAAACGTATTTGCGGCGCGATTTCGTAGGGCATTGATGCCGTCGAAGTAGCAGGCACCGTCAGGGCCGAACCAGATAGCGCCGCCCTGAGAGTCAGCGACAAGTTGCAGCTCATCCATAGCGTTACCCTCAAGCGTTGTCGCCTGGAGAGCGTTCGTGCCTGTTGAGAGGTACTGCTCGCCAGTGAAACCAACAGAAGACAAGATGCGCTGAATGCGCGACGAAGCGTTCTCGCCTGAGCCGGTGGCTGTTGTAGCGACTCGGGTGTAGTCGCCCATGCGGCCTTCGACGCCCACCAGTGAAACCTCGACAGTGGCGTTGCCGCCCATGTCGGGGTATTGCTCGTTCCATTCCTGGACATAGCCAGTGAAGAGCGTGAAGGTCTGAGAGCTTGTGGCAGCTCGGATTCGTGCAGGGCGCAACGGGCCGATGCCTGAGTAAGCACCGACGCGATAAGGCGAGGAAGTGTTCAGCGGCGAGAAGCGGCCGTCAGTGTTGCTCAGCGAGATCGTCGCGCTCGAAGTGTTGTATTTGTTTGTGTCTCGGCTGAAAGCATGACCGGTAGAAACACCAAGCACCCATTCGGTGACATCGGTGTAGACCGGCGTATTCGATGACCAGATTGCAGCGCTGGCATCCCACGTCGCCGAATCCCACAGCGTGCGCAGTGTCGGAGCGTTAGAGGTGCCGACCTCACCAATGGCTTCGGAGAAGTCGATTTCGACATAGAGCGTGACTTGTGAGCCTGAGGCGTTTGCCCATCCTGTGACGCCCATCAGTTTCTCCAGGAGGTGCCGTTGGTCTTTTCGTAGCGCTTGATTGCGTTGACGACATCGGAGCCGTTAGAGCCAGGGGGCATGTTGATCGTGACGTTGATTGCGCCACCACCGCCGAGACCGTTGCCGCTGAACAATGCTTTCTGCTGTTGCGGATTCAGGATCATTTCATTGTCATGCAGGACAGCGAGACCAGAGCCGCCGCCGATGCCGGTGTTAAAGATGCCTCCCTCGGCGAAGGTTGGGAGTTGTGGCGCTGAGATCTTGTTGCCGCCGATGATTGGCACCCAGCCAGGGACAGACCAAGACAACTTGCCGACGGTGTTGTTCCATGCGTCCGAGATGAAGTTGAAGGCAGTCTTGAAAGGGCCGCTGATTGCGTCGGCAATGTTCGTAAAGACGCCGCTGATGATGTCCTTGGCGGTCTGGAAGAATCCCCAGACAGTGGCGATGCCGTTCTTGACGCTTTCAAACACTGTCGAAATTACGCCCCATGCCGTGCTGATCTTTGACGAGACGTTGTCCCATACCTCTCGAACTATCTCCCACAGTTTCTGATACCAGGGGATGAGATAGTTGACGATGTAGCCGTAGATCGCATCCCAGATCGGCTTGATGATGTTGTTCCAGACTTTGCTGATCTTCTCGCTGATCCACGTCCACACGTTCTGAAAAACATCCCAGAGAAAGTTGACGTAAGGGATCAAGATGTTGGTGATGTAAAAAGAGATCGCATCCCAGATCGGCTTGATGATGCCCCAAACAAAGCTAGTGACGGCTTGAATCTTTGACCAGACGTTTTCCCAGTTGGCCTGCAGCCACTTGATCGTCGCGATGAGCAGGACGATCGGCACAATGATGACGCTGCCGAGGATTGCGATGATCGCTGCGTAGGCTTTGTGATCCATAACCCACTGCCAGACCTGGTCCCAGTTGTTCCAGAGATACAGGGCCGCAGCCACCATCGCTGCAATGGCGACGCCGATGGCGATGAATGGTGCAGCTGCAGCAACAGTCGCAGCGATAGCGGCGAGCATCGAGACTGTGTAGGCGGTGAGGACGATGATCATGATGCCGCCGAGCACGCCGGCGACGATGACCATCATGTCTTTGTGTTCTTTCATGAACTTCGTGAGCTCGTCGACCTTCGGGCCGAGCTCGTCCATGACCTGCCCGATCTTGTTAAAGACTCGAGTAGCGATTGGTTCGATGGCCAAGAACACACGGTTCTTGAGGAGTGTGAGTTTCTCGGCAAAGTCTTGAGTGTCTGCACTTGCGCCGAGGATGGTTTCTCCGCCGCCTGCGATGGCTGCGGTCATGTCCTCGAAAGAGAGTTTGCCTTCACGAATGAGTGCGGCGAGTTTCGGGCCAGCCTTTGCGCCGAACACGTCGAGTGCAATGCCTGCGCCAGCAACGTCGCTAGGTGCGCCCTTGATTGCGTTGAAGGTTTCGCTGAATACTGCCGAAGCGTCTTTGCCGTTCTTTGCTGCAACGGCGAGGGACTTGCTGAGTGCGGGCATCACGTCGCCAGCGTCGACGCCAGCCTTGGCAAGTGTCGCCAGGAAGCCTGCGGACTGGTCGAAGGAGAGACCAACTTCACGCAGAACAACGCCGGCTCCACTCATGGTGCCGGCGAGTTCCGCGACTGACACGCCAGAGGCTTGCGAGGCACGGAACAGGAGATCAAGTTTGCCCGATTGGTCAGCAGCACCGACGCCGAAGTTGTTGAACACGTCGGTCACTGCTGTGAGGTTGCCGCCTAGATCGGTGCTAGTCATGCGTGACAGCTCGAGCACCTGGCTAGAGAGTGTCTGCAAGGGTGCGCCGGTGAGGCCGAGTTTCTGTGAGAACACGGTGATGGCTTTGCCAGCATCGCCGAACGATGCAGGCACTGTGCCGGCGACCGCTTTCATGTCGGCCTGCAGTGCCTCAAGCGCTGGACCGGTTGCGCCGGTGCCGATGCGAATGTTGTCGAAGGCTTCGTCGAATGACGACCCGATCTCGAACAGTCCGGCAGCGACTGCGCCAGCACCGATGAGGATGCCAGCGCCGGCGACCTTTGCTGCGCCTGAGAGTTTTGTTGAGATGCTCGAGGTCGACTTCGCCAGCTTGTCTAGTTCTGACTGCGCCCGGTTGAGGCCCTTCGCATCGAACTGAGAGATGACATTCAGATTGACAGCCATAGCGTCCTCAGTCCTGCGTTAGTCGAGCTTGCGTTGCAGCTCGTTCTCAAACTTGTTGATCGTCTCGAGCACTGATCGAGTGATCGCTTGCTCGCCGCCCTTCGCATCCCATGCACGCCAGATGAGGCGAGATGGTCGACCACCACGAAGCGTGATGGCGTTGATGAAACTGATGCCAGCAGTGCCGCTGCCCTTAGACTTTTTGCCGGCGAGTTCATACACTGCGCCGGCGGCTGACTTGTTCTGAATGCGCCAGGCGGCCGAGGTTGCAGAGCCTTTGCTTCGACTTCCGCCTTGGCGGACGACGATGCCTTTGAGAACCTCAGACTGATCCCAGCCGAGTCGACTACTCCACACGCCCTTGCCGCCGCTCTTCCAGTTGCGCATGGCAACAGAGGGGACGTAGGACTTGGCAAGCGCTGAGACTGGAGTGATGAAACTCTTTATCTCTTTGTCCATTGCTTTGCGAAGATCAGCGTCGGCGAGTTTCAGTTTCTTTTTAAAATCGTTGTAGCCATTCAAGACAACAGTGGTTTCAAGTCCACCGCTCTCGATTTCGGTGGCCATGCCCTTGACCTTCTTGGCCATGACTACCCCTTCCGAGATTGTTCTTTCAGTACCGCAACGATCGCCCAGAACACGTCCGGTGGAGTGTCGAGCAGATCGTTGGGTGCGATGCTGGTGGCAACAGAGACCTGCGCCACCAGCATCGTCATGCTTTCTCTAAAGGGACGCGCGGCTCGTCGCCGGCTTCGATCGAGTCGATGTCGTCAAGCCATTCGTCGAATGGTTTCACGACAAGACCGGAAACGTGCGAGCCCTTCCAGGCTGCCCAGCAGAGCGCTTCATAGGAGGCGTCCTGGCCGAACAGTTGGGTCATCGGCTTGGCGAACTGACGCTCGGCAGCGACGATGACCTTGGGGGTGACGGGGATCTCATACGGCTCGCCCTGTGTAGGGACGACCCGAAGACGCATGAGAGCAGCCATGACTAAGCCGTCGCCTTCGCGATGGTTCCGTCGATTGGCCAGGTGATGGAGGCAGAGGCGAGTTCGCCGACCTGCGCATCGAGTGGCATCCATTCGGTGACAAGCGCCGAGAAGGTGTACGACGGGTTCGCTGTGCCGGCGGCGGTGCCGTTCGGCTTGACGACGACAGTGGCGGTGCTGCCGATTAATGGGTAGAGCGTGGTTTCGACCGAGCTAGCGGCGAAGTCTTGATTGAAGTCGATCGCTACTGACGAGTCAGCGAGACCGGCGACGCGACGCACGGCAGTGTTGCCGAATGTCGTGGTCTCAATTTCTGCTCGAGTCGTTGAGAGTGTGACCTTGGTGATGTGACTTGAGAGGTCTACGCCGCCGACGGAAACATTTGCATTGGTGATGACGATGGCCATGACGGCTTAGTCCTCCTGGGTAGGTGTTGCTTTGTCGACCGGATTGGTCTTGGACTTGGTGCTTGCGAGATGACCGGCACCGATGAGGTGCTCGATGTCGCAACCTTCGAGGTCGTCATCGCTGACGATCTCGCCGGGTTCGTGGCCCACCACATTGAGTGGGCCGACGATCTTGTAGGTGTTCACGGGGACTCCTATGCGTGGACGGTGACGTTGAACTCACAAGTGAGATAAGCGGCATCACCGATTGAGAGAGGGCGTACGGCGACCATGTCGCCGACCTTGAGGGTGGAGCAGTTACCGCCGAGCGTCTTGTCGGCTTCGATCGCTGCTCGTATTGATTGACCGCCGGCGTAACTCATCCAGCCATCGAGCGTGATCTGTGCAGGTCGATCGCCCATGCGACCGGCAACGCAGCTGATGGTGAACTGCCATTCAGACAGTCCGCCAGCCATTGCGCGGTGATAGGTCACCGACTGCATCTGGATGACTGCCATCGGCGGGTTCACTTGCTCGGGCAGATGATCGGCGACTCGCAGACCAGAGACGGTTGCAAGCCTGACGCCGAGTGCAGTCTGAATCGAAGAGGCGGTGCCAGCCATTAGGCGACGACCGGATTGCGATACGGGCGCAACATGCGCTCCACGTCGGGGTCGATGGCACGCACGGTGATGGCACCGAGATCGCCGAAGCCAGCAACGCCGAGTAGTGAGTCGCCACGCTTGACAAGTCGACCAGCCAGGAGGATGCAGGCTGAGGTGACTGGCGAAGGTACTGATGGCCATCCCCACTTGGCGGTGACCTGCAGGTAGGCAGGGGCGGCAGTGGTCAGGAAGTAGATACCGATCGGGCGAATCATCGTGACCGGTGAGCCCTTGGCGAGACCGTTGACTGGCTCGAGCTGATACTGAGAAGCGGTGAGCGTTGTGGCGTAGGTGCCGTCGCCAGCCGAGTCGGTCTTGATGACCAAGCCGGTGGTGGTTGAGATGTCGTCAACCATGACGAGATCTTCGACCGGTGGAACATAGAGCCGAGCGGTTGCGTTGGCGTCGGCATAGAAGCGACGATCGCAGTGTTGGTCGATGACTCGCGAGGCTTCGGTGATGCGTGCCTCAAGCATGGTGTCGTCGACGTTGTCATTGATGCGCATCACGCTCTTGAGCTCAGCAAGCGTGCAGTAGCCGTTGGTGATGGCCATTAGATTCTCCAGACGCGGACATAGCCGCGGACGATTTCGTTAGCGCCATGCTCGGCAAGGAACCACGCAACCTCTGAGCCTTTGCCCTGGTCGTCTTGGTTGTCGTCGACTGCGACGATTGAGCCAGGGGCCAGCAGGTTGAGAGCTGCCATGAGTTCGCTGAGGTGATGAGCTGCTGCAGGCTGCGGGTTCTCGAAGTCGACATCGAAAGAGTCAAGGTAGAGAAAGTCGCAATGGCCGGTCAGTGTTGGGATCACATCGAGGGAGTCGCCGACGATTGCGGTCGTTGCTTGCAGTCCGAGTTCAGCGACAAGTTCGGCACCGAGTGGATTGATGTCGATGGTGGTGACGGTGCCGCCGAGGTCGGTGGCGAGTTGGTCCCAGACGATCGTTGACTGGCCGTCGCCTTCCCAGTTGCCTAGGTCTCTGACGGTGCCGGTCTCAACGATGCGACAGCCTTCGCCCAGCAGCTCGGCGATGGTGGCGAATGCTTCGTGCCGTTTGCCGAGCCGGTCCCAGGCGATCACTTCGCCATCAGTTCGTCGATCTCGGCGAGCACTGGCAGCCAGTATTTGTCGAAGACGATCTTGTTGTCGTAGGTCTCAGCGTGTGCTCGAGCAGCAGCCTTTCGGTCTGCGTCTCGGGCGGTGTCGTAGGCGTGCTCAAGTTCCTCGAGCACTGAATGCACCAGCGGTGTGGCGAACCATGAGGTCTGCAGTGCGTCCCAGTAGGGCTGCACGGAGACGAGGTAGCCGTGATCTTCGACAAGCTCAGGCTGAGCGGTGAAGTTGGACACGATCGAGGGCACGCCACAGGCGGCGGCTTCGATAACTGGAACGCCGAACCCTTCGCCACGAGAGGCAGCAAGGTTGACATCCATAGCGCCCATCAGACCTGCCAGCACGAATGGTGGCAGACCTGCGTAGTAGGCCCACTGATCTGTCCAGACGATGCGGTTCTCAGGGATACCGCAAGCGCCTGCGAGTTGCACGAGATCCACGCCGCCTTGTGCGCCACGTTTCTCGGTGTGCATGTAGGCATAAACGTCGTCATGCTTTGCCATGAACTGGCCGAGCGCCAGCAGGTTCTCGCCCCATGCTTTGCGCATGGGTGCGATGCCCTTATTGGCAGCGACGATCCCGACCACGAATGCGTCGTCGGGGATCTTGAGAAGTTGACGACCTGTCGCACCGTCAACGGTTGCGCCTGGTCGGAAGACTTTGGTGTCGACGCCGTGTGGAATGTAGCGATGGTCGACGCCGGCAGCCTCGAGCATTCGTGCGCCGTAGTTCGCCATAGCGATCGGCAGCACATTGTCTCGGCGGCACCATTCGAGAACGTCCGGCGGTGCGGGCGTGTGATCGATTGGCACCCATGAGGCAATGACCTTGATGTCGTCGAGCTTGGCGCCTTTGAACACCCAAGTGTCGAAGAGTGTGATCAGAGCGGTGGGTCGACCGGTTTGCTCTTGGCTGTATTTGAGATGCGCGTCGAGCACGTCTGCTGAGTAGGGGTGGAAGCCGGTCGGGAGGACTTCAATGCCTTCCCATTCGGTGATGAAGCCCTGGGTGCCGTAGTTGTTGGAGAGGGTGATGGGTCGGCCGGTGGCTTTGATTTGGCGCGCGACTTGCGCGGTTTGGACGCCGTAGCCGGTGCCTGCTCCTGCGAAGTTTGAGTGCCAGCAGATTCCTGCACGGGTGTCGCCACCGACGCTTCGACCAGGTACTGCGCCAGGTACGGAGGTAACTCGACCTCTGTGTTGCGGATTACCACCCACATGTGAATTGCTCCGTCTCTTGCCCATGATGCTCCTCGCCCGAATGCCGTGTGTGCTGTCTGGTTGGCCGGTGGTGGCTCGCACGGGCAACGAACCACCACCAACCAGACAAAGCCCGTAAAAGGTGAGGCGTCCGATCAGGACGCGCCACCCTTGTAAAACTTCACTGCGTTGGAATCGACGACCGCGCCGTCTCCACGCCATGTGACGCGGAAGGTGATGAGGTCATTGACGAAGCCGACGCTGTCATCGCGTGCGAAGTCGATGCCACGGACCTGGCGGACGTAGTACGCCGATGCCATGTCGCCGAAGATGACCGACTTTGCGCCAGTTGCCGTAGCGACGACGTCTGGGTTTTCCAGAACGGCGTAGCCGAGCAGCTGATCAGGGGCATTGTCTTGGAACGACGGCTGCCAGATGTAGCTTCCGTTGCCGTCCTTGATCTTGCGAACTGCAGCGACGGTGCTTGCGTTCATTTGGAACGAAGCGCCACGACGGCGGTAAGGAGATCCAACCGAGTAGACGAGGTCTACAAGGTTCTCGTAGGTCGGAACGCCAGCGACGCCAGTGCCACCGGTGACGGCTGAGCCGGCTCCGTTGACGATGCCGTTGGGCTGTGTGGTTCCGGTGCCGACGGTGAGGCCAGCGTTGACCGCTGTGCCCATGCCGACTGCAGCCTGGCGGGCGACGAAGTCGAGCAAGTTGATGCCTGAATCTTCGACAACCTCACGGCTGAGCTGGAACGTGGCGGCGTACTTGAATGCACCAAGGGTGACGAACGCTGCGAAGGTCGGGTCAGATTCCGTGATCGCTGTGCCTTCACCGATGATTGCTGGGGCGGTGTAGGTGGCGGTGCGTGGGATCTGAAGGGACTCGCCACTGTTCGTGGTGAGCATCGTGATGACGTTGCCGTCAAGCATCGGGCCTTGAATGACGAGCTGCTCAACGAGCTGGTCGTAGAACGAGGTCGGCACTGGTGCGCCGGTGCTGGACTTGGTGACATCACGCTTGTCGAACGAGAACGAACGACGCTCGCCAAGGGCGATTTCACGAATGATGTCGCTGTCGTTCTTCTCGGCAGGGGCAGCGGTGCGAACACCGAAGTCAGCCGGGACGCCGAGAGCGGCGCGTGATTCGTCGATTGCACGCTCGCGTGCTTCGATGTCGATGATGTTCTTGCGACGGGCATCGAGTGCATCGATGTCGTCGTTCATGCGGGTGAACTGTTCGGCTTCTTCACCGGACAGGTCGCGGTTCTCGGACGCTGCGTGATCGAGAAGAGACTTAGCTTCTTCCCAGGTACGCGCGCGCTGTTCCGAGAGGCGAGTGACGAGTTCGTCAGTCATGGTTGCCTCCGTGGCGGTTGGGTTGGGTTAGTAAGTGCAGGTGGTGGTCGATCGGTGGTTGCGCATGGGGGGCGCTCCGGGCGATGGCTCCGAGCTGCAGATTCGATGCTCAGCGCTTGGCGTTGAGCTCGAGCATGCGACGAGCAAGATCGACTGGCAGACCGTCTTCGGTTGCGTCGACTGGCTCGGCGATTTCTTCGGTGCTGCGAACTTGCGCACCTTCTGTGGCGGGGTAGGCGGGGAAGCCGGTCACCACTGAGACTTCGTGCAAGATGATCTCCCGCAGTTCACGCGAGCTGCCATCCTCAGACCATGAGTCGCCGCCACGGGGCACCGAGAAGCCGAAGCTCATCGAGTGCACGTCGCCGCGCTGCATGAGGATTGAGAGGTCGCGACCGTAGGTGGTGTCGGGCAGTTCGGCTTCGACGTACAGACCACGATCATCTTCGCTGAGCGACAACGTCGCTGAGCGTGTGCTTGCCAACACCTGGTCGGTGTTGTGATTCAAGAACATGCGCTTCTCGCTGTCTGATTTCAGCGAGCGACGAAACGCACCAGGGGCGATGGTCTCGATGAAGGGCAGCGGCTCAGATGGGGAGTTGAACACTGCGGCGTAACCAGCGAAACGCATCGGCATCTCGGTGTCGGCTTCTACAGCTCGAAGCTGCAGGCCGTCGACCTCAACGGTGCGGAACTCGACATCGCGACCGCCGATGCGGCGGTTCTCGATCTCGACGGCGGTGTAGCGAACAGGGGTTTGTTCGGGCATGGTTTCATCCAGTTGCTCAGAGACAGGCCCCTGCGCCGTGTCTTGGTTCAGCTCTTCGGTCATTGCGATCTCCATCATCGGATCGGTGGCTCAGCGTCTGTGCCGACTGGCGGTTGCGCTTCGCTTGTGCCTGCGACGATTGCGCCTGGCAGGACCATGACGAACTCGTCGCCGCCTGGGTAGGGCTCTTGGCCTTCACGCTCACGCGCTTCGTTCGGCGTCAAGATGCCCGACATGATTGCGCTCTGATAGGCACGGATTCGTTCGGTCGTGTTGGCACGAAGGAACGCTGAGGTGTCGAACTTGATCTCGCGAGGTGCAACCATCAGACCGCTCAGCGCGCGCTCAATGCGCACAAGCCACGGCAGCAACGTGTAGGTGACAAAGTGCATGCCGGCGGATTCGTTGTTCTGGTATGTCTGTGAGTCGCCGCGTGCGCCGATCATGTAGTTCGGCACACGGAAGATGCGCGCGATGTCGTTGATCGTCTGCTCACGAGATTCGGCGAGTTCCATGTCCTGGGCCGAAGCGGTGATTGGCTTCCACTTCATGCCGTTAGTGAGAACGGCTGGGCGACGCTTACGGCGGTGTGAGGTTTCCCACGTTGCCTGCAGAACCTTCGCCTGGTCGGTGGTCATGTCGCCGTCAACCTCGAGCACCGACGAAGGCGTTGCGCCTTCGGAGTACCACTGATTCACAAAGCGTGCCTGAGCAAGTGCGAGGCCGATGGTGTTGCGCTGCATCTCGATCGGTGACAGACCGACTGCAGATTGCGGCGGCGTCCACCAGCGCAAGTGCAGCATGTTGTTCAGATCAATGACGATGCCGTTCGTCGTGTAGTAACGCTGGCGGTTGACGATGTTCACCTGCACGTTTGTGGGGTGCAGCGGTGTCAGCATGATCGGGGCGTTTGTGTTCACGTCTCGGTCGACGTAGATGTAGGCGTTGCCGTGCAGGGCAAGCGAGGTCACGATCATGTGAATGAGTTCGTACTGCGTGTGCTCGGTCGAGCTGTCGATCCACTTAGGGATCTGCACTGGCTCGGTGCGATCGCCAACGTGGCGGATGCCACGCATAGGCAGCGATGCGACAGAGTCGGCGATCAGCGACACACACGCCATGAGGGCAGTGACCTCGAGGGCGGTGGACTCGGTGATTGATTCGCCTGACCAGTTGGTCGTCGGCAGCCACACAGAGGTGCGCACGGGGTCAGGGTTCAGCGCGCGTTTTGCAAAGAGACTCATCGGTTAGCCACCAGGAATGAAGCGCAGATCGCCAGCACGCCGGCGGCGATCAATGCGGCAGGGATTGAAAGCATCGCGACACCAGCCACGATGAGTGCAGCGCCGATGAGCTCGACGATGGTGGTGAGTAGTTCACTCATCAGTCAGGCTCCAAGGGTCGACGATCTGCGGGGTTCCCTGCGGACGCAGCTCGGGCGCAACGTGCGCCTGCAGTGCAAGAGTTGCGGCGACTAGTGGTGATACGTCGACGCTGTTATCGCGTCGATGCCATGCCCACGCATCGCCGAGGTTTCGTTTCTTTGATCCAGCGACCGCAGCGTTCAGCGGCACCTGGTCAATGTGGCGCAAGCGCCCTTGAGTTGCGAGGTCGTAGAACTTGCCACAGCCGGCAACCATCTGCCGTGTGCCAACTTCGACGATCTGCAAGCCAAGGTTGCGAAGATCAGACACCAGCGAGTTCGCACCCGATACCGGGTCGATCACGATGGTTCGATAGGTGCGCACACGATCTTCGGCGGCGAACCAGTCCAGCACCCATGAGGTGCCTGGTCGGTTGCCGATCACTTCGACATGGGCTGCGCCATCTGAGCGAGTGCCAGCGGCGCACAGTGATGCCATCGAGCGTGATGGTGTGACATCGAGAGCGATGGTCGGCTGGTCAGCGATTGCGCTCGATGTGTCGGCGCAGGCTTTCCAGTCTTCTTCGCTGATGACCTGCCACGGTGCAGCAGCTGCTCGATCTTGGCGTTGGTTCAGATACGCGCGCCGGAACTCAGGTTCACGCATCGATTCAAAGTCAGACCGAATGGCTTCGATCGGCACGGTGATCCCAAGCGCCGGCATGCAAGCACGCCAGGTGTCAGGGCTACCGATCTCGGCGTCATCTGGTGCTGACCATTCAAAGAAAGCGACCGACGAAGTCTGACCAGATAGGGCACGGATTCGGCCGTCGTCAATCTTCTCGTTTAGGTAGAGCGAGTCTTCGGTGCCAGCGGTGGACACGATCCACAGTTGTGGCTGTGGACGAGTCACCATTGCCGGCTTCATTGCTTGCTCAAGGCGGTCGTCGGTGTAACTGAACGCTTCGTCGAGCACGCCGAGATCGGCTTGTGCGCCGTGGCCAGAACTTTCGGTGGTGGCCAGCAGCGACCACAGTGAGCCGTTCTCCCAGCGAATTGCTTCGCTGCCGTTGGTGCGTCGAACTTCGATGAGTTTGCCGAGCGCTGAGCGCTGCAAAGCGGGGACGTGTTCGTCTTCCCATTTGAGCCGAGCGTCTTTGCCAGTTTGTGCGGTGTAGAACACGCGCTGCCTGTTGCCCATTGCGAGGCAGCGGTGAGTCATCGCCGCCAGCATCAGCGTCGTCTTGCCCGACTGGCGAGGAACGGTGAGCCGAACTTCTCGATAGGCAAGTCGGCCAGTGTCTTCGTCGAGTTCGTAGGCGATGTCGGCAACGTGTCGCTGCCAAGGCATCAGAGGTGTGCCGAGAAGCTCAGCGATCTGCGCGACTTTCCCACCGAGCGTTGGGCGGTCGGTTCGTGGTGTCGACCATCGGGGCGGACAGTTCAGCAAGGAACTTGGTGAGATCGTCATCGGTGTCGCCATTGCCGCGACCTTCCAGTTCTGACAGCGTTGCCCGTAGTTCACGCGAGATGGCAGCTGTCGCCATCCCTGCATCGCCGTCAAGCGCTTTTGCGAGAGTCACTGCAAGGCGACCTCGAGCGTCATTGACGACACTGATCTCGAGGTGGCGCAACGTGGTGCGCACAGCCTTCTCATTTGGGCCTTGTGTGGCCATGTTGCTCCGATCAGATCGGCAGCGAAGCGATCCACTCATTGAGATCGGCGAACGCTGTCGCACATTTGCGCCAGCGTTGAGAGGTGACGGTGATGTAGCGGCCGCTGCCGTAGACCTCGACGCCGCCGGCCTTGCGACCTTTGTCGATGTCGGCAAGTCCCCACACATGCAAGCCATCGCCGCTCGGCGAAACTTCCATGTAGGTGTCGGGCATGCCGGCGATGATGTCTTGCGCCCAGGGCAGAAGTCGACCACGACCGTCAAGGCAGTGATCGATGTCAACACACGCGATGCGGTCGGCGTTAGTGAGAACAAAGCCGACGCCAGCGCCAACCGTTGAGGATGTTGCAGTGTGAAAGTCGCACCAGGTCGAAGGGTTTGTCGAGCTGGCGTTGTCACCATTTATGGTGAGCGGCACCTTCGTCGGCGAGTAGCGCACCCATCGATCGATGAGGCGCAGCTGCTCGGCTGGGAGCGCTCGATGCGCAGCGACTCGGCAGCGGCTTGAGCAGTAGCGAGTGTCGCCACGACGGATGACAGGCAACGAGCTCAAGCAGTGGGCGCAGGTCATGGGCGAAGTGTAGCCCGTAACGGGTAACGGCTGCACGCTATTGACTTGGCACTTTGCGAGCGTTCTGCGATTCTCGCAGAAACTCCGCACAGGTTGGCGCAGGACGATCGACCAGTTCTTGAGACAATTCGCAGCTCAAACTGTTAGCACTGAGGCGCTCCTGAGCGCTTCTAGGCTGCTCTCAAAGTCCCCCGCATTGCTCGTGGGAGGGATGGGCTGG